ATCCTCTATTTTCGATACTGGGGTGCCAGGAGCCAGGCAAGCAAGACCAATGAAAGGTCCGGCTTACTCTCGACTGCAAAACGAACGCGTCACACATACGGTAAGTGTATTTAATATACTTGATGCCACAACTAATAAGCCTGGGGCGCGGTCCTTTCATGGTGGACCGTCTCGACAAGATCGATTTGCTCAAAATTCCATGAACGCAGCCATTGCCGCGCTCTATCGTTCAGTGGCCTCAACACCAGCCAACATGGTTGTACCTTGGATGTTGTTGATGAGCCCTGGCAAGATTGCCCGAACAGCTAATATAGTGCGCATGCAAGGGTGGATAGGTATAGTAAAGAATAGTCGACCTATTGACCATGGCAGTTTTCGACGTTGGTTTCAAAAACTTGACGGAAGGCATAGGGCCATGTATCGGAAGTCGAAGAAAATTGTTGGGCCTATAGATATCTTAAATCAGTTGTTAAAAGATGAGCTCTCCTTTGTAGCTAACCCCTATGACCCAAAGGGTCCAACCACTAAGCCCAGGGTCTTGGAATTTGATGATGAACGACAAGCCGCTGAGCTTGGACCAGCCCTTGAGGAAGCTTATAGGAGACAAAAAGGGGCAAGATACACAAGGAAAGGTCTTAGGGATCGCCCTATGGCCCGGCATGTCGTTGCAAGTCTACAAGCCCTTGGTCTTACTCAGGGGGCCTGTAGCGACATAAGTGGATGGGATGCTTCTTTCCTTAGATTTACACTTGATGGCTTCCGGTTTGGATTATTGGCCCTTGAAGATGCTTTAATCGCTGCCATCTTTACTGAAGATGTCCAAAACCTTATTGCAAAGTGGAGGGATGGGCAAGAGGGGTCCTACTCCAGGAAACATAAAATTTTTGTGGACAATGAAGGTACTCGACACTCAGGCAAACAATTTAATAGTCTATTAAATGACTTTGTTGCCTTACACATGCTTAGTGTTTTCATTGAATGCGTTTCAGGGTATGATCCATTCTCCAAGGACGTTTTTATGTATATCATGTCCGATGATTGGATTTTTGGATTCCCTGACATGAATCAAAAGCATATTGATGAAATTAAAAATCTAATGCAAGCATGTGGACTTGGTAGCGATTTAAGACTTGAAACCATTCTACCTGATGACGAGCCAGGCCTTGATTTCTGTTCTGTCCAGTTTGGACAGGACGGCAACACCTGGCCACTCATCGATAGAATTGGTAAGCTCTTCTATACATTGAAACAAGGGCATCTTATGAGTCTACAACGAGCCAAGGCCCTCTCTTTCCTGGCTCAATGGAACCATATCCCAGTATGGGCTGATATTGCCCGGGCTATGGAGAAAGAAGCCCAAACGGCTAAGTTAAAACTTGGACATTTTGATGTTGATCATCGTGCCCATATCTATGACTGTACTGTCGATGATTATATTGCCAGTCTAAAATTAGGTCAGAAACAAGTTCCCTATCACCCTTGGCAATGGCGCCGATTGGCTGCAAATATGTGCTGTCCTGTTCATGTTTTACGAAAAATTCAAGCCTTGGCTGAAACTGATTGGCGGACAGCGGCTCTTTGGCTTGAGAATGTGGCATTTGGTAAATTGACTCGAACCATGTGACAACCTCGAAGGCTTTGGACCAGCGAACCTAGAGGGCGTAACTAACATCCATGTAAGTAGTCTGGCGGGCCGGAGGTCCTGAAATAACCTCAAATCCTGTTTTACAGGTGGGTTGGAAGGAGGAG